TCACTTCTTGCTCTCCCCTTCGACCTGGCCGTCATGCCAGCTGATCACCTTGGCGATCGCCTGGTCGGCGAGCTCGCGATGGTGTGACAGGTAGTGTTTCAGGATGGCATAGACGCTCGCCTCGCTGTGGCCGGTGATGGCGCAGATCTGCGGCACGGTGCAGCCGGCGCGGGCAAGCCAGGTCACGGCCGTGTCGCGCAGGTCCTGGTCGCGCGGAAGGCCCGTGTCGCTGCTGTCGAGCGCCGGCATGGGCTCGACCAGCCAGCTGCCATCCTGCGCCCTGACGCCGTCGACGGCGGCGTTGCGCACCTCGGCGAAGACATGGCGGTACCAGTCCGGCTTCCACGGCTCGCGCGTGCGCTCGTCGACCAGGGTGTGCAGTGGCTTGACCTTCCATTCCTCGCGCCTGGCGCGGGCGGCGGCGAGGCGCGCGGCCAGCGCCGGCGCCTCGGGGATCTCGACGATCGCCTTCGTCTTGGACTGGCGGAAGACGCGGCGGCCGTCGATCAGGCCGAGGTCGATCAGCTGCAGGCGGTCGGCCTGGCGCTGGCCGGTCCAGACGCCGAGCAGCACGCTGTCGCCGATCTCGGGGCGGCCCATGCTGTCGGCCGCCTTCACCAGGTGGTCTACCTCGGCCGGCGTCAAGGCGCGCACGCGCGGCGGCGGCGTCTGCAGGCCGAGGCCCTTGCAGGGATTGGCGACGAAGCCGACCTTGCCTCGCTTCATGCCCCATGAAATGGCGGCCGAGAGCGTGGCCAGCACGCCGCGCGCCGTCGACAGTCCGGTGTCGCGCCACAGATCTTCATAGAGGCCGTAGCAGATCGGGCCGGTGAGCGCGGCGACGGGCGAGACGAAAAGCTCGCCGTCCTGGCGCTGCAGGGCGTCGCGCTTGTAGCCGTAATCCTTGATGGTGGCTGAAGACAGGCCCTTCTCGTTGCGCTTGCCGTCGACGACGGCCTCGCCTTTCAGGCGGGGCGACGCGAACCAATCCTTGAACAAATCCTCGACGCTGTAGACGCGGCGGCCCTGCATGGGCTTGAGGCGCTTGCCGGCGGCCTTGTCCCTGCGGCGCTGCTCGATCTCGCCCACGCGTGCGGAAACCCATGCCAGGGTTTCTTCCTGCGTGAACCAGGCGCCCGTCTTGCCGTGGCGCAGATCCTCGCCCTTGTAGCCGAGCCGGCGCAGTTTCGGCCCCGGATTGAAGCGGGGCCGGCCGTCGCGCCAGCTGACATGCGGGATCGAAATGCGGATGGCGACCTTGGGTGATTCAGCCATGGTGCTACTCCTTCGCGCGCGAGTGTGAATCGCCGCATTCCAGCTTGGCAAGCTGGGGCATGAAGCCGCGCAGGCGGGCGACATCAAGGCCGGCCGGCGTGAGGCGGGCCAACATGTCCGTCGAGTGGACATAGCCCCCCCGCACCAGGGACTTGACCGTCTGACCGGCGAAGAACGGCCCGTAGCGGCTGCGGCTCCAGCGGTTGTTGGGAAAGAGGCGCATGGGGCCGAGCGATATCTCGCGCAGGGCGTCGGTTTGGGTCTTGGAAAGCTCGATCATGTCGCACCGCCTTGGCGGTCGAGCCGCTCGATCTCGGCCAGGATCAGGGCGCCGGCCTTTATGAGGCGCTTGCGAGGATCCGGTTCTGGTTTCAGCGTCCATCCGCATGCGATTTTAAGGTCCATATGGAGGCCGATGAAATCATCCTGATCTACGAGCTTATGGCCGCCAACCTCTGCCTCATAGGGGATGGCATAGAGTGCAGCCGCGAGGGCAAGCTCACCACTCTTATGGCTATCATCGTGTGCTCGGGTGTAGCCTTCTGCCTCGACCTGGCGCCGGCGTTCGTCCAGCACGTCGATCGCGGCGCGGCTGAGCAGGGGCGCCTGGACATGGCCCAGCCGGATATGCTCCTGCCATTGGGCTTCGCTCATCTGGCCTGACAGGTAGCAGGCGCGCAGGGCTTGCGGATCCAGGTTGACTGTCATTGCAGCCACTCCCGCACGGCGCCGCCGTCGATGCGCTCTTCGAGGATCTTGCGCAGGTCGCAGAGATCCTCGAGCCGGCGCTCGAGCGAGGCGATCAGGCCATCGAGGCAGATGAGCTCGAGGCGGGTCAATTCCCCTTCGGCGGGCTTCTTGTCAGTTCTGGACATAGCGCGCCTCCAGCAGCTTGCGGGCCTGCGCGACCGGATCGCGGGCGTCGGCCGCCTCGGGCTCGATCGCCGGCGCCTCCTGCCCTCCCCGCGCGAACCAGGCCTCGACCAGGGCGCGCGAGAACTTGTTGACCATGCCCGGCAGCGGCCGGGGGAAGCCGTGGTGTTCAGCCAGCAGCCGCGCCTTGCGGGCGGCGTGGCGCTCCTGCACGCCGAATTCGGCGGCAATCTCTTTCAATGTGATGACGTTCTGCATGTGCGACCTCTCGCATGACGATGCGCACAAGAATGTGCACAAATGCGAAAAAGTCAATGCACATCCTATGCAGCACGGATGCGCATGCTCCTGGTCACGACTCCCATGATCGCAACGCGCTCGCCGTCGACATAGAGCGGGCGGTCGGAAGCCGTCGGATCCATGGTCTTCGTGGTCAAGTGCGGCGCTTCGTAGTATCGCACCTTGGTTTCGGCGTTTCCGGCTTCGAGATTGTAGACTTGCGCGATGACCACATCGCCGCTTCTCGGCGTTATGCTTTGGTCGATCGTAACAATATCGCCCGGCATGTAGCCATGAAGTTCCAGCGCTCTACTGCCAATTACCCAATCGGAAAGGTTAGGATCGTTGCGACCAGCCTGCACAGTTTCCCCATGGTAGGGCACTGCTTCCCCTTCGGAAAATCCGGGCGGTTCCACAACGTCAGTTGGTGCTGGGATACCAAAGGCATCGGCAATCTGCCGAACCTTCAAAGCTGAAGGCGTGTCGGACCGGTCGCTGTCGAACCATCTGTAGATGGTCGAATGGCTGAAGCCGGCGCGCTTGGCGATCTCCTGGCGCGTCACGCGGAAGCGCCTTTCGATGCCCTCAATCCAGGCTTGTACGCGCTGGCGCTCGAATAGCGCCTGCTCTGAAAGAGCTCTTTTTGTCTGCTGCATTGCAAAAGGTCTCCAGGGTATCCCCGGCGTTACCCCCTGATGCACATTATGCAGCACGTAATTGATCCCTGGATTGCGCAAGTCTGCTATTGACACGGCGGACTATGCACATGATCGTGCACATTATGCAACATGTGATTCGCATTCGTGAGATTGAGCGGCAAGCCAGGCAGCTGAATATCAGTCTGCTGGATCTGTGCCGCCGCTCGGGCGTCTCCTATTCATCGGTGCGACGGTGGGAGCGTGGAACGGTCGAGCCCAAGGTGGGAACGCTGGAGCGCGAGCTCTCGGCACTCGATGCGGGACTGATCGCGGCGCGCAAGAAAATGCTCGCCGTGCTGGCGGGAGCGGCCGAATGAACCGGCTCGCGCAAAGCTCCCGATTGATCGCCACGGCCATGACCGTAGCCAAGCGCGCGGGTGATTCGCAGTCCAGGCCATGGCTTAACTTAAGCGCGACAACCGAAAAGGGGGTCGCGGTCGAAGTTATCGAGGGCCTCCGAAAAAATTTTCCTGTCAGTCATTCGAGGCTGGCGGCCGAAGCCGGGGTGAATGTGCGCTGGCTCTATCGTGTTCTCGCCGATCCGGAGCGTGCCTCCGATGCCTTGATCGGCAAGCTGGCCGATGGGTTGCGGCGCCTCCGCAAGGCGGAAGAGCTCGACGATGTCACCCGCCGCGCCCTGATGGAAGCCTCCTACGGCGCCTTCCTGACAGCGATAGCGCCTCGCCTCGGCGTGACGCCAACGCAGGTGTGGGCGGCGGATCCGCGCCGGGGCGCCACGGCCGACAAGCATTGGCTCGCCTGCAGCCACGTCCGGCAGGCGGCGATCTATCTCGCACACACGATGGTCGGCATTCCCCAACGGGCGATCGCCCGCACCGTCGGCCTGACGGAGGCAGCCGTATGCCTGGCCTGCCGATCGGTCGAGCAGCGCCGCGACGATCCCAATTTCGACCGCCTGCTCGACCAGGCGGCCCACGACGTCACAGGGAGATGGACGGTATGAGCACCTTGGAAAGAGACAAAGCCCGCTACCTCGCTGCCCTGCACGCGATGCAAAGCGGCGTCGCCTTCACGCCGGCAGACCAGCCCATGCCTGGATTTGTCAGCCGCGAATGCACGCCCAAGCATCTGAGGGTCGGCGTCAATTCTGCCTTGGTCGGATCGGGTGCGCTCCTTCGCGTCCTGATCGCCAAGGGCATTTGCACCGAAGAGGAATTCACCGCGGCGCTGGCCGACCAGGCCGAAGAGGAAGTCGCCAACTATGAGCGCGAACTGACGGCGCTGCTCGGCAAGCCGGTGAAACTGGGATGAGCAGCGCAGCCGCCGTCACCGTCGAACAGTGCCTGCGTGATCGCGTCGCAGAGCTCGAAGAGCTCGTCAGGCAGCAGCAGGAGGCCTTCGCTCCGACGCTGCAATGGCCGCCCGCCTTCAAGCTCACGGCGACCAAGGCGCGGCTGCTCGCGGCGCTGTTCAAGGCCAATGGCCGGATCGTGCCGCATTCGAGCCTGCGCTACCTGCTGCCGACCGACAATGGCGGCGATTGGGACGAAAACATCGTCAAGGTCCACATTTCCGGCCTGCGGCAGCGGCTCGCGCCCTTCGATCTCTTCATCCACACACATTGGGGTGTCGGCTATTCGCTGACCGGTCTCAGCCGTTCGCGCCTGGCTTCGATGCTCGGGGAGCAACAGGTATGAAGAACGGCAAGATTGAGCTGGACTTGGTGGAAGGCGATCGCATTGCGATGGCGGTGTCGGATGGCCACAGCGTGGTTTGCACCGCCAGTCTTGATGAAGAGCAGGCCTTGGTGCTGGCCGAACGGCTGGTGACGGCGGTGGAAGATCTGCGCGAAGCGCGGGCGCGCCAGGCCAAAGGCGCGACGCAATGAGCCGCCGCCCGAACCTTGCCGTTGTTGCCAGGCGCAGCGAGCCGCCGGACAGCCTCGATTATTTTCCGACGCCGCCTTGGGCGACGCGCGCCTTCGGGTGGGAAATGTCGCAGCGCGGCCTGCTCTCGCGCCAGCACACCATTTTGGAGCCGGCTTGCGGCGAAGGCCATATGGCGGCGGTGCTGCAGGAGTTTATCGACCCCACCATCTATGCCTCGGACATCTTTCCCTATGGCTATGGCGAGGTGGCGGATTTCCTCGACGGCGGCGAAAAGCCGGCGGTTGACTGGATCTTCTCCAATCCGCCCTTCAACCAGGCGCTCGCCTTCGTCGAGACGGCGCTGACGCATCCGGCGGCGCGGGCCCGTGTCGGCGTCGGCATGCTGGTGCGCACGGCCTGGCTGGAAGGTGGCGAGGTAAGCGGCCGATACGAGTTCTTCCGGCGCTTTCGCCCGGCTTTGATCCTGCAATATGCCGGCCGGGTGCCGATGCACAAAGGCCGTTGGGAACCGAAGGGCAGGTCTGCCACGGCCTATTGCTGGGTGATCTGGCTGCAGCCCGACAGGCCGCTCGGCGCCTGGCGGCCGACGCTGCAAAGCGGGCCGCTGTTCGACTGGATCGCGCCGGATATCCGGCGCACCTATGCGCGGCCGGACGATGTCCGCCGCTTCGCCCTGCCGGCCGGCGCCCCGCTCTTCGACGACAGCGAGGTGCCCTATGCCTGACCTGTTCTCGCAATCCCCTCAAGTCGACGCCGGCATGTCCCCCGCCAATGCGTCGCCGGTGGCCGTGGCCTCCTCCCCCACGGCCGCCGCTTCTCTCAGGCCGTCGCAGACGACGGCCGGCATTGAAGGGCCGGAGATCCTGACGGAGATCGGCACGGAAATCGAATGGCGGCGCCGCGTCTACGCCCGCCGTGTCGAGGAAGGGAAGATGACGCAGGCCAGCGCGGATCGAAAGATCCTGATCATGGAGCTGGTGCTCAACCGGCAGAGCTGGATCGAGAACCATGGCGAGTTCCTGAAAGCCTGCATGCGGCACAAAGGCACGCTGCAGGACTGCATCGACGTGATCGAGGGGCGCGGAAATTTCGAGAAGGGTCCGTAATGTCAGACAAGCCAAAGGTTATATTGGATGATCCCCGTCGATCTATGATTGAGCGATTGTCAATTCTTTATGCTCTTTCCACGTCAGGGCCGTGGAGTACCTATCAAAACGCCGTTCATCCGAAGCATGTTGGCGCGATAGGCGATGGTGATGACCATGCAATTCTCACTCATGGATGCTGCGGGTATAGTAATGCAAACTGGATAGCTGCCATTCACAACGAATGGCCCATGATTATTGAGCTGATCCAGCAGCTTTCAGGTGATCCGTCAATCGGCCACCTGGGTCCCGAAATTGCCGCATACCTGGATACCTTTCGGCAAGCAACGGAAAAGAAGGGGGCGTCATGAACGCCGCCCGCATTTCCGGTTCGGACCTCAAGGCCATGCTCTATGCGGCCGAGGGCGCGTCATTGATCCGCGACCTGTGCGGCGGCGGCCGGCGCGATGGTGGCTTGTGGGTTGCCCTGGCCCATTGGCGGGGCGAGCGCACGCCGGGCGCCTTCAAGGTCTATCTGGATCCGGCGCGGTTCGGCGGCTGGAACGATTACGGCACCGGCGACAAGGGCGACCTGATCGGCCTGATCGCCCTGACGCAGCATACCGACATGCCCGGCGCCTTCGCCTGGGCCCGGCAGCGGCTCGGCCTCGATCGGGCCGACCCGGAAGCGGTGAAGCGGGTGCAGCGCCAGGCGGCCGAGAGCCGCAAGAAATCCGAACGCGAGGAAGCCGAGCGCGCCAGGCGCAAGCGTGAATGGGCTTTCGAGCTGTTCCGCCATGCGACGCCGATCCTCGAAGACGATCGCACCGGCGCGACAGAGGCCGTGCGGCGCTACCTGGCCGGCCGCTCGATCGACGTGACGGCGATTCCGCACCTCGAGTCGCGCGAGATCCGCGCCTACGTGGTCGAGCATTGGATGACGGCCGAATATCGCGACGGCCGCAAGGTGAAGCCAGGCCATGTCGGCCCGGCGATGATCTGCGCCATTCGCCAGCGCACCGGCGTGGTGACGGCGGTGCATTGCACTTGGGTGAAGCCGGACGGCAGCGGCAAGGCGGGCATTCCGCAAGCCAAGCTGATGCGCGGCGATGTCGAGGGCGGCGTCGTCAGGCTGACGCGCGGGCCGACCGGCCTTGCGGTCGAGGCGGCGAACACGGACGGCAACGCCACGACGCTGGCGATCGGCGAAGGCATCGAGACCTGCCTGTCCTTCGGGCAGGAAGTGCCGGAATGCCGCGTGTGGGCGGCCACGATGCTGGCGAATATCGGCAATGTGCCGATCGACCAGCCCTGCGTCAGCGACGTGATCGTGCTGAAGGAAAACGACTGGCATTCGCGCCAGGCCCTCGACCAGTTCGAGCAAGCCCTTGAGCGCCTGCAAGGCTACGGCAAGCCGGTGGCGGCGGTAGCGAGCCATATCGGCTCGGATTTCAACGATCTGTTGAAGGGGTGAATGGATGGACAGAAACGTGATCATCGCCAGTGCGATGGCCGAGAGGGTTGGCCGGGTGCTCGCCTATAATCCCGAGCGGTTCGATGAACTGGCTAAAAATGACGTCGAGATCTATCGCTGGATCGAAGGCGTCGAGGGCTTGAGCAAGCCAGTCGAGCCGAAGGACGATCTGCATTACGAGGTGGGCGCGCAGCTGCTCGCCGGCTTCGTGCGCAACCATTCCACGGCGCCGATCGAGGCGCTGTTCCGAATGGCGCAGGGCCAAGGCCTGCATGCGGATCCCGTCGACGGCTGGGCCGATCTGCCCTTCCCGCGCCGCGTCGCCTTCAGCGTGTTCGCCACCATGCTCGGCCTGCTCGATAGCGAGTCGGACATCGAGGAAGAGCGCCAGGAGCTGCGCCAGCGCCTGGCCGGCTCGACGGCGCCGGTGCTGGCCTCGGCGCTCTCGGCCGATCCCCGCGATACCATTTTCGAGCAGCATCCCGATCCGCTCGAAACCAACCCGCACATGACCTTGAAGAGGATCGACGATGCGCCGGATGTGTCGACGGCCGGCGAAGGTAGTGAACCACAGACCCCTTCTTCGCCGCCTGAAGAAGGTGTGGGGACCGCATCGGATGAGCGCCTTGGAGGAAGCGAGGAAGGGCAAGATGGAACTGAAGGTTGCGAAGCCTCTGTGGCTGGTGACGCTGTGGATCCGGCAGTTTTGGAGCATGGAGACCAGGCGCAGCCCGAAGAAGGCAGTGCGGACGGTGCCGCTACCGCCCATGAGGAGCCCGGCGCGGCCTCGACAAAGCCGGCCGAAACCCCTGCCCCGGACGTGATGCAGTCGCCGGCGCCGGTGCGCGAAGTGGGGCCGAGCCTCGACGAAGTCGAGCCGGTCGCCAAGGCGCGCAAGGGCAAGAGCCGCAAGTAATCCTCTGAAATTGGAAGTGACATGGCCCAAGGGGGTGCAAAAGGCATCCGCGCGAAATTCGCGGATGCGCGGGACGAGCTCGCGCGCTCGGTGGCTCCCAAGGATCCGCCGATGGGCGATGCCGAGCAGTGGGGCTATCATGCCGGGCAATGGCCGGGAGCGCCGGCGAGCCGGATGCCGCCCAACTGCCCCGTCGTTCCCTTGGGCCGCAATGACGGCGTCTATTATTTCTTCGACAGCAACGGGCAGTTGAATTCGGTCAAGCGCAGCGACTTCAACAAGAAAACGCTGCTCGATCTCTTCGCCCGCTGCCCGAATTACCTCTACCACCACTGGCCACGCTGGGGTGCGCCGAAGGGCGGCAAGCCGAGCCAGATCAACGGGCTTGAGGTCGACGACTGCATTCAGTGCCTGATGAAGGCCTGCGCTGAGGTCGGCATCTTTTCGGCCGACGACGTGGTGCGCGGCCGTGGCATGTGGCTGACGGAAAGCGGCGGCCTGGTGTGGCATGCTGGCGAAGCGATCTATCGCGTGCAGGGAAAGCGCCTGCAGGCCTCGCCGCTCGGCATGATCGAGGGCGTGGTCTATCCCGGCCGGGCACAGGTTTCCGTGCCCTGGCAGGAGCCGGTGAGCCCGGAAGACAGCCCGGTCAAAAAGATCTTCGAACTGCTGCAGAGCTGGCAATGGGAACGGCCCGGCCTCGATCCGGTGCTGCTGATCGGCTGGATCGGCTCGGCCTTCCTCGGCGCCGCCCTGCCCTGGCGCCCGGCCCTGTTCCTCGCCGGCGACAAGCGCGTGGGCAAATCGACGCTGCAGGGCCTGCTGCGCGCTTTGTTCGGCAAGGGCCTGATCAAGGCTGCCAACACCACGGCCGCCGGCATCTACCAGAAGGTGAAAATGGACGTGCTGCCGGTCTCGATCGACGAGCTCGAGGCGAAGGCCGACGACAAGCGCGGGCCGGCGATCATCGAGCTCGCGCGCCTGGCTGCCTCGGGCGACGAAATGCTGCGCGGCGGCGCCGACCATGAGGGCGTCAGCTTCACGCTGCGCAACGTCTTCGCCTTCTCGGCCATCAATCCGCCGGCGATGGAGCCGGCCGACAAGCAGCGCATGATCTTCCTCAACCTGCACAAGCTGAAGGAGATCAAGGCGCCCGGCGACCTTTCCCTCGGCGCCGATGACGGGCGCATGATCCTGCGCGCCGTGATGGATGCCTGGCCGCACTTCGAGGCGAAATGGAAGTTCTGGCGCGAATCCCTGCTCGCGGCCGGCTTCGAGGATCGTGGCACCTATGGCGTGCCGCTGGCGATCGCCAACCTGCTGCTCGGCGACGAAGCGCTCGAAAAGGCGGGGCTGCACGTCGCCGACGAAAGCAATTCGATCGGCAAGCTGGTGGCCGAGGCCACGGCCGAGGAACGGGCCGAGCATGGCGAGAACTGGAGCGACTGCGTCGGCCATGTGCTCGGCACCATGATCGAGGCCTGGAAGGCCGGCGAAAAGAGCACGGTGGGCCATGCGCTCGATATTTTTGAACGTGGCGCCCATGACGAACACACCTTGCGCTCGCAGCTGCAGAGCGTCGGCCTCGGCTTCAAGACGGAGATCGTCGACGGCGAGGTGCGCGTGCTGCTCGCCATCCCGACAAAGACCTGGCCGCTCGTGACCAAGCTGTTCGCCGGCTCGAAGTGGGGCGGCGGCGTGTGGAGCCATGCGCTCAAGCAAGGCCCCGGCGATGTGGTGATCCGCGACCGGGGCAACGGCCAGAACATGAAGATCAACCGCGTGACCACCAGATGCCTGCTGGTGGATCTGAAGGCGTTCGACCAGGCGATAGGAGGGTGAAGTGAAGATAGTCGCGCACTGCGCCAAATGTGACCGGCCCATCGAGAAATTCCACGTCACTTATTACCCGCATCACTATCGCAATCGGCGGTACTGGATGGTGGAAGCCAATTGCCACGGCGAATGGGACGTCGGAACGATCTTCGAGCGGGATTTGCAGAATGGCATTCCAGACCCGCTGGTCGTGTCGCTCTTTGGCGAGAAGCCGCCGCTCGATCTTACCGACGAAGACATTCCATTTTGAAAGCACCTAGGAGGGTGACCATGACTGACGCAACCAGCGTAGCGGCCGACCAGCTGAAATCGATCATCGAGCGGGTCGAGCGGCTGGAGGAAGACAAGAAGGCAATCGCCGATGACATCAAGGAGGTCTACGGCGAGGCCAAAGCCAACGGCTTCGATGCCACGATCCTGCGCAAGATCATCTCGCTGCGCAAAAAGCCGGCCGCCGAGCGCGCCGAGGAAGACGCGATTCTAGAGCTGTATCTGCAAGCCCTAGGCATGGAGTGAGGCGATGGATTTTCACCCTTGCGTGCTGTGGACAGAGCTTGACGAACCCTGGGGCGTGTACGTGGAAGGGCATGTCGATGTCGCGACGGTCACGCCCTCCCTGCAGGCTGCTTTCGAGCGCGAGCGCTTCGGGAATGAATGGCCCTTCGAGGCCGGCGAGGTCGCCCACCTCTGGATGCGCTACGACAGCGAGAGGGAGGATGCGACGGCCTATTGGTGCGAAGCCGGCGAGCCTGGCGCGATCGCCGTGACGGGAGTGCGGATGAATGGCTGACACCTGCAAAACCTGCCTGCACTTCACGCCGGCCGGCGCGCCTGCCGCGCCCGCCGCTGGCCTCGACGATCCCGTGCCCGGCTTCTGCCAATGGGTGCCGCCGCCGATGCTGACGCGGCTGCACTCCATGGCGCAATCCGAGCCCAGCAATGAGATCGCCTATGAGCAGGTGATGCGCCAGGCGCCGCAGACGCATAGCGACAACGCCTGCAGCTGCTGGACACCGGCTGACCATAGAATCGCGCGCCTGCGCCGGCTGATGAGGAACTAGGCGATGTGCAACGCCTGCGGTTTCATGTGCTGCGCCGTCGATACGCTCGGCGGCTGCGGCTGCGACTTCTGCGAAGATCCGGATTGCTGGCCTGAGGATGATGAGCTCGACGTCTATCCGCCCTGCGCCTGGTGCGACAAGGAGGTCGAGACCCAAGGGCGGAAGGCTGGCGAGGCCTTCTGCAAGCCCTGCCGGGGCAATCTCGGCGTGTTCGTCTGTGAGGCAGTGCCATGATCATCCATCTCACCTATGGGTGGTGGATCCTCCCCACCCTGGTCACGCTGACCTCGTTTGCCTATGTGTGGCGTCGCCGCGTCGATGGCGGCAATTACGGCGCCGGCCATGTCTGGAATGCCTTCATGATGATGGCGGCGACATGTGCCTCGCTCATGGCCTGGCTGGCGTGGGCGCTGCTGGCTCGATAGCCAGGCGCTCATAGCTCGGCGGCCCGTTGATCGTCGGCCAGGTCTCGCGCACCAGGGCATAGCGATCGGGCCGCCGGCGGTCCTGGCATTGGGTGCAATACCCGTGCCCGATGATCCCGGCCAGGTCCTGCCGACCGGTGCGCATGCGCAGCAGCCGCCACGGTATCCATGTGTTGTGGCCGGCGCTGCAGCTGGCTTCCAGCCACCTCCAGCCCTCTCTTTCCGCCTCGTCGATGGTGGCGGGCATGTGCGCTTGCGTGCTCATGCCCTCTTCTCGCACATCTCGGCCAATGAGAACAAGATGAGAACAAAACATTTCCGTGGCCGGGCGCCGGCAGGCAAGGCTTAGCCCTATGCCCCTGGCCCCGAGCCCGATTTGCGCCCGCGATCCCTCTTTCCCCCACCCGTTGCCGATTAGAAGCGGCCTCGCCTTGGCGTCACTGCAGATGCAAGGCGGCATCTTCGTGCCGCTCAAGGCGAGAACATATGCGAGGGATCGCGCTTAAGCAGGCCACGGCCATGCCTATGCTTCGAGGGTGAGCAGCGGCGGTTATGCCGCATAACCGCTCATAACCTAGACATAACCGGAAATCATGAGCGCTGAGAAAGGGTTAGGGCCGGGTTATCCCGGTAATGAAGTCTTCGCGCGCGCGTATGTGAGTATACCTGTGCGCGCGCATGTATGCGCTAAGACATAACCACATAACCGCATTACCAGAGGGATTATCTATTTGATTATACTTGTGAAAAGCCGGTTATGTCGCGGTTATGCCCTCGCTCGATCGCTGCCCGACCAGCGCTAACCTATTGAAAATAGGGGTAATATGTCCGGATCCGACAAGACGGCCATGGCCAAGGTGGCTGAGACCGCAAATCAGGGGATTTCAGAGGCACACACGCCGGCCGCGCCAGGGGCTGGCGACGTCGAGGCCGCCCTCGCCGACCTGTTCGGGCTAGAGCTGCAGCAGCTGGAAGGCGCGACCATTGCCCCGCCGAAGAAAGGGCCGGGGCGGCCGCCTGGCAGTCCGAACCGTACCACCCTGCAATACGCCAAGCTGATGGCGGCCAAGGGCTATCGCAACCCGCTGGAGTTCCTGTGCGCGATCTTCAGCATGGACGTGAAGGAGCTCTGCGCGCGGACGGGGCTCAAGCTGTCCGATGCCTTCAATTCGCAGATCCGCGCGGCGGCCGAGGCCCTGCCCTATTTCGAACAGGCCATGCCGAAGGCGGTCGAGGTCAAGGCCGAGACGGCGCGGCCGCTGATCATCATCCAGGACGGGTCGGTGCGGCTCGGCGAGGCAGTGAGGCGGCCAGATGGCGCCATGTCGATCCACGATCTAGATCCGCAGCAATATCAAGAGGTTAGCGAGCCTGCGCCGCAAGGGTCGCATGACAAGGTGTCGCATGATGAGCGCTAGTGTATTGATAATGCTGCATAATCCGCCACCGGAACCGATGATTGAAAATCATTGGCTCGATGCATCAGCCCCTCGCGCGCGCGTGGCCAGCCCCTGGCCGGCGCCGGCGGCCGCCTACCCCCTCCCCCCTTCATTCCGTAGCGTCAGGCAGGCGGGCCGGCCCTCGAAAAACGGCGCCGGCCCTCTCCCCCTGGGTCCTAGCGTCTCACACCCGTGGCAAGTCTGGGACAGCGGCCCGAACCTAACAGGACTCGCGCGGGCCGAGGGGCTGGGCCGCCGGGCGGTCGCCCGTGGGCGCGGGCAAAGGGCGGAGGGATAGGCCGTGGCGACCGTCCAAACCATCTCGCGGGCCGAGCTCAAGGCGCTCTGCGGCTTCGACGTCCCGACCAGCCCGCAATTCGACCTGCTGAACTATGTCCCGCCCGGCCCTGTCGGCGCGGCCTATATCCGTTCCATGGGGCCGATCGACTGCATCACGGGCCCGGCGGGCAGCGGGAAGACGGTTGCCTCGGTCTTCAAGCCGATCAGGCTTTCCGTCGGCGCCGTGCCGGTTGGAAAGGACGGCGTCGTGCATGTGCGGGGCTGCGTGGTGCGCGACAACTATCGCGCGCTCTACCGCACTACCCTGCGCTCCTGGTTCCAGTTCTTTCCGCCGGATTGGGGCGGCTCCCGGTTCTTCGGCGGGCAGGATCGACCGGCGCAGCACGTCCTGCGCCTGGCTACCGTGCGCGGCGGGCGCGAGGTTCCGGTCGACCTGACGGTCGATTTCTTCGCTGTCGGCGATGTCGCGATCGAGGAATTGCTGAAGGGCTATGAATGTACGTGGGGCTGGTGCAACGAAGCCGATCTGCTGCATGAGCGCGTGCCGACCTTCCTCTACTCCCGCACCGGCCGCTATCCCGCGCGCGCGGATCTCGTCGATCCGGAGGCGCGCATTCCCCGCCTGGTGCAATGCGACTTCAACCCGACCGATATTGATCACCCGCTCTACCGCGACCTGGTCGAAGCGCCGCGGGAAAGCTTCAAATTCTTCCATCAGCCCTCCGGCCTGTCGGCCGAAGCCGAAAATCGCAGCGGCAAAACCTTCCTGCAGTACCAGGAGGAAGCGGCGACGATGACGAAGGAAGACAAGCGCCGCTTTGTCGACGGCCTGTGGGGCTATTCCTCGGATGGAAGGCCGGTCTACCACGCCGAATTCGACCAGAAGCGCCACGTCGCCGCCGGCACGATCAAGCCGGTGCCCGGCCTTCCGATTGATATCGGCTTCGACCAGGGCCTGTCGCCGGCGGCCATCCTGACGCAGACGCTGCCGACCGGGCAAATGCTTGTCCTGGCCGAGGTGGTGCCCGATCACGGCACCGGCATCGAGCGCTTCCTCGCGCAGCTGCTCGCGGTGCTGATGTCCGATCGGTTCCGGGGCCTGCCGCTTGGCCTGCTGGCGGCGGATCCGGCTGGCTTCTATGGCGCCGATCGCATCGCCGGACAGATGACATGGGCGGAATCGGTCGGCATGGGGCTCGGTCGGCCGATCCTGCCGGCGCCGTCGAATGAGCCGGATATCCGCATTGAATCCGTGCGCATCCTGCTGACGAAGTCGATCGACAACGCGACGCCGGCGCTTCTTATCGATCCTTCCTGCCGCATGGTGATCGGCGGCTTTGCTGCTCACTACAAGTTCAAGCGGATCCGCACCGCGACCTCCGATCGCTATGAGGATCGGCCGGAAAAGAACAAATATTCGAACCCGCATGACGCCCTGCAGTACATCACCCTGACGAAGCGCGGGCGCATGGGCGTGATCGAGGATGCCGCCAAGGGGCTGCGCGCCGGCGTGGTGCCGATCGGCCAGGCACGCGATCGGCGCGAGCGTCGAGCCGCCGGCGGCGATTTCAGCGTGTGGGACACCTGACATGCCCCGCCTCACCTTCGAAACGCCGGCGCCGCTGTTCGAAACCAAGGCCCTGGCGCTGGCGACCTTCGCCACGGCCAAGCCGCGGCTGGGCCAGGCCATCACGGTGCAGATCGCCGAATGCGACAGCTTCGGGATCCGTCTCGATGGCGACCTGGTCGCCGCGCTGTTCTTCCTCGAGCTCGCCCAAAGCGACGATGAAGGGCGGCGCCTGGTCGAGGTGGCGCTCGCCGTGGATCCGCGCGGCGCCCCGCATATGCGCGAGGGCCTGGCCTTCGCGCGCTTAATCTTCGCCCGCGTGCTCGAAACTGGTCCTGTCGCGCTCCAGGCCATGGTTCGGGCGGGAAATCCGGCCGGCCATCGTATGGCGCGCCTCATGGGCTTTGTCGCCGTCGCCGAAAAGGACGGCTTCGTCACCTACAGAAAGGCTTGAGGATGAGCAGCATGTTCGGGGGCGGTGCCGAAAAGGCCGCCAAGCGCCAGGAGCGCATGCAGGCAAACCAGAACCGCATCGCCCTGGCGCGCTCGCAGCAGGACGCGCAGGGTCGCGAACAGGAAACCGCCACCAACATGGCGGCCCTGGCCAAGGCCCCGCGCGGCCGTCGCCTGCTGATGGGCGATACCGGCGGTTCCTCGACGATCGGCGGCGGGGCCTGACATTATGGCAGCGGCCGCGCCCTTCGATCTGAAACAGCATCGCAAGCGCGCGGAACGCGCATGGGGTGAAAAGAACATCTGGCAGGGCCTGTACGACCAGGCCTATGAATACGCCATCCCCTATCGCCAGCCGACGCGCCGGCGCGGCCAGGCCGTGAACCGCATCGACAATCTCTTCGACGACACGGCCATCACCTCGACATTTCACGGCGCCGGCACCCTGAAAGAGGATCTGTTTCCGTCGGGACAGGGGTGGTTCAAATATGAGCCGGGCCCAGTCGCCAAGCTCGCGGCCAAGATGGACGCCGAGAATGGTGCCAAATTTGCGGCGGATATCGAGGCCGTCTCGGATCAGATCGTGCCGTTCTTCCAGACTGGTGAATTCGACCAGGCCGCCAACGAAGCCTGCATCGATCTCTATGCCGGTACCGGCGCGATCCTGCCGCTTGACGGCGACGATGAAAATCCGGTCGACTTCGTGGCGATTCCGACCGAGGAGCTCGCGACGGAATGGGCTAAGAACAAGCTCCTGGCCGGATACTGGCGAACGGAGGAAACACGCCGCTCGATCAAGTTTCAATTCCCGAAGGGCAAATTCCCCGAGGAATTCGAGCGAGCCCTCGCCGCGGATGGCGCCGATGAGCTGGTCGAGATCAACCAGGACTTCGTGCGCGTTGGCAAGCGATGGAAACTGATCGTTACTCTCAAGGAGAGCACCGAGCCGGTGGTGACGGAAACCTACCGGACACAGCCCATCGTCATCGCGCGCTATCACAAGGTCCCAGGCGAGAATTGGGGTCGCGGCCCGATCATGCTCACCTTGCCGGCTATCAAGACGAGCAACAAGGCGCAGGAGCTCGTGCTCAAGGCTTTCGCTATCCAGATGCTCGGCATCTGGGGTTATCGCCCGGGCGGCGCCTTCAACCCGGATACGGCGCGCCTGGCGCCCGGCGCCATGTGGCCGATGAATTCGACCGGCGGCGTGATGGGGCCGGATGTGCAGCGCCTCGATCCGGCCACCGGCCGCGTCGACATGGGCCAGCTGGTGACGCAAAACCTCACCGACAGGATCCGCACCGGCCTGCATGACGATCGGGTCGAGAGCAAGGGCAAGACGCCGGTCTCGGCCTCCGAATTCGTGGGTAGTCTTCAGCGCATGAAGGATAATTACATCGGCGCCTTTGGGCGCCTGGTGCATGAGATTATCCCGCCACTGGTGCGCCGCGTCTCGGAAATCCTCTATCGCAAGGGCCTGCTGCAGACTGATCTCAAACCCGACCAGCTGTTCGTGCAGGTGCGCATTCTCTCGCCATTGGCCGATGCCATGCGCATCAGCCACCTCGATCCCTTCCTTAAGTTCCTGCAGCTCCTGGAAGCGCTAGGGCAGGATCCGAACCGTTTCATCGATCTCGACCAGGCGATCGATGATCTCATGACGGAACTTAACATCCGCTCGAAATGGCGCCGTACGGCCCAACAGCGGGCGGAGATCGACCAGGCCAATGCCCAGAAGCAGGCCGGCGCCGCCGTTACCGAGGCGCTGGTCAGGAAACCCGAAATCGTGGCCGACGCCATGAAGCCGCAAGCCACGGAAGCCGCCGCATGACCGAAAAACCGGAAGCCAGTTTCGGGCCGCGCGAGGCGCAGCCGCTCGACGTCCTGCAGCAGCTCGCGAAAACGCAGGGCTGGAAGTTCTTCGAGGCCGATGATCGCCAGTCGACCGCCCCGCTCGAAGACGACATGGCCCAGCTCGCCAATGATGCCCGCCTGGTCTTCGAGACCGAACAGGGCCGACGCGTGCTGGAATGGCTGGCCGACACCACGGTGCGCCGCCCCGTCTGGTCCTACGGCATTCAGGACCCGATGGCCTATGTCGCCATGCGCGAGGGCCAGAACGCTGTTTTCTTCAATCTCCTCAAGCTCCTGGCATTCGGGCGCGAGGAAAAACCACCCCAACGTGAGGGAACCTGACCATGCATCGCCGTTTCCTGCTTTCGAGTTTCATGCTGCAAGACTGGATTTTCCGCGCGCCCGATGGCGATGGCGTTGGTAGCGGCTCCCCCGGTGGCGGAAGTGATGCCTCCGGCTCCGGCGGTGACGGTGGCGGCGGTGGCGGCGATCCTGGCGCTGCTGCCGCCGCTGCCGCTGCAGCCGCCGCCGCGGCGGCGGGCCAGCCCTATCGGCCGGAAGGCCTGCCCGATCACTATTACGGGGCGAGCGATCGCGAGACGATCGACAAGCTCTTCAAGGTGGCGGACGGCTATCGCAAGGGCGAAGCCGAGCGGACGGAAAAGTTCGGCGCCATGCCGAAGGATGCCGCCGGCTACACCCTGACGGTGCCGGATGAGATCAAGCCCTATCTCGGCGACCTCACCAAGGATCCCGTCTATCTGCAGGCACAGAAGCATGCCTTCGCCATGGGGCTGACGCAAAAGCAGTTCGACGGCTTTGCCGGCGCCTACATCAAGGATGTCGTCGCCGGCGGCGAGCTCGAGCCGCCATGGGATCCTGCCAAAGAGCAGGAAGCGCTGATCCCGGCGGCGCAGATGCCCGACCTGGTCGAGCGCAACCGCGAGGTCGAGCGCCGTTCCCGCGACGCCATCGCGTGGGTGCAGACCCTGAAGACGCGCGGCCTCGACGAAAGCGCCGTTGCCATGCTCGAAAGCACCCTCGATACCGCCGCCGGCATCAAGGCGGTCGAGTATTTCCGCGCGCAGCTGCGCGAGACGGCGCCGCTGGTCGGCGGCCAGGGCGCCGGCGGCGTTTCGGCGCAGGATCTGCGCGCCAGGGCGGCCGATCCGAAGAACGATCCCACCTCGACCAAATTCGACCCGGCTTTCGCGGCCGAGACGGATGCCATGTACAAGCGCTTCTATGGCGACGGTCAACGCAACTGACCCGCGCTTAACACTCTTCCACGCGCACGATTCTGATGGCGGCTACCGGGATGGACCGGGGCCGCCATCGGCCATCATGGCACCCTGCCAAAGACCCGATCGGCGACCCTGCAATCGGCCCGGATGCGAGACGAACCCTCACATTCGGAGACGATCAGATGTCTACCCGTGCCCCCGCATGGTTTGAAACCAAATATATCGATGGCGTCACCCATCGCCTGCAGTCCAAGGGCTGGCTGCTGAAGCCGGCCACGCGCGGCCCCGACGAAGTCAGGGGCAATACCGTGATCTGGAAGCGCGCCGGCATGGGCGAGGCGCAGCAGGCTTCGACCTCGATTGAAGATGCGTCCAGCATGAACCTCGATCGCGACACGGTGCAGGCCACAATGGTCGATTGGGAAGCCAATGACTGGATCAAGAAGCGCGATCTGGAGAAGATGAGCCAGAACGAGCAGGCGGTGGTCCAGCAGTCCGGCGCCATGGCGATCGGTCGCCGCTTCGACCGCATCGTGATGGGTGCCTTCGATGCCGAGGGCGGAACCATTCTCACCGTGGGCGATGGCTCGACCGCCATTTCTCCGGTGAACATCATGGACGCGCAGGGCCAGATCTTCAACGAAGGCTCGGGCGCCTATGAGTACTGGTGTGCCATCCCCTCGATCTTCATGCAGCAGCTCGAGCTCTATCGCGAGTTCTCCTCCGCCGATTGGGTGGCCGATGCGTATCCGCTGCTGAAGCAGATCGGCGCCCGGCGCTATCGCGGCATCAACGTCATCCCGCTGCCCAGCCACCCCACCAACGCCGCCAAGAACTTCTTCAACATCCCGGCGGCCAACCAGATGGACGGCTACATGTGGGTGGATGGTGCGCTCGGCATGGCGAGCTCGAACAGCCTGGAATCGCGCATCGACTATATCGCGACGAAAAAGGCCTGGTTCGCGGCGAACGACATGTCGGCTTGCGCCAAGGTGATCCTGCCGGAAGGCGTGCGCCGCCTGCGCTTCGCCACCAACGTGGCCCTGTCGCGACCGACGCCCTGATGAAATGGCGCCCGGTACGCCGGGCGTTCTTCCCCTCACTTTTTCTGGAGATCTTCCATGTCTTTCTGCGCAAAAGCCCTGCGCCGGCTCGACAGCCAGACGCCGGTGGGCGATGCCGCCGGCAACGCGACCTCGACCCTGGTGCAGACTTCGACCTATGCGACCAACGACGCGGCCGCCACGGTCGAGACCGCCGGCTATTTCAATGCGGCCCGTGACGCCGGCCGTGTCAGCAAGGGCGATATCATCCTCGCCACCATGGTGAACGCCGGCACGCCGGTGCTCAAGGCCTATGTGGTCACGGCGGCGCCGGTGCCGACCGGCAACGTCACGATCGCCCTGGCTGCCACGGCCGCCGGCTGATCCCGCTTTCCGACCAAACCAGCCCGCGCCCTTCCGGCGCGGGCTCCGTCATGAGGGCGCTCCATGGCCGATTCACCCGTCACGGCAATCACCGACATCATGATCGCCAACAACGCCCTTGCCGTCTTCGCCGGCGGGGCGATCATGGCTTTCGACGAAGACACCGACCTCGCCGCCAAGGTCAATGCGACCTATGTCGACACGATCGAATCCTGCCTCGCCGCCCATCCCTGGACTTTCGCGCTCAAGACGGCGTCGCTGCAGCAGCTGACGGCCGATCCGCAGAACGATTACCGCTATGCCTTCCAGCTGCCGGGCGATCGCATCGGCCTGCCGATCGCCATCCTGCCCAGCCTGCGGGGTCGCGATCGCCTGCGCGACTTCGCCATCGAGGGCGATCGCCTCTGCGCCGATCGGGCGCCGCTCTGGGCCGGCTATCGCTGCCGGCCGGCCGTCACGGCCTGGCCTGCCGCCTTCCGGCAGTTCGCCACCCGGGCGCTGGCGGCCGCGCTGGCCATGCCGGTTTCGCAGGATGCGAACCTCGCCGCTGCCCTCGACCAGGATGCCTGGGGCGCGGCCAGCCAGGACCGCCGCGGCGGTCTCTTCCTCAAGGCCATGCAGCAGGATCTTTCCCATCCCGGCCCGCAACCGCTCTGGGCCTCGGATCCGCTCACCGATGCCTGGTATGGCGGTGCCTCCTCCGGCGAGTGGTGGGCCTGACCATGGTTGCACGCCCCGGAACCCAACGCACCAACTTCAACGCCGGCGAGCTCTCCGTCGAGCTGTTCGATCGCACCGACGTGAAAACCTGGTATGCCGGCGCCAAGCTGATGGATGGCCTGGAACCTGTGCCGCAAGGCGGCTGGAAGCAACTGCCCCGCTCGCGCCATCGCGCCCGGCTCGGCCGCGCCTTTGCCCAGATCACCAGCCAGGCGCTTTCTCCCGTCGCTGGCGTCACGGCCGCACAGGTGCTGGCGACCGTCGATCTCGGTTCGGCGCAGATGGTGGCCGGAATCGACCTGAGCGGCTTCCTGGCCTCGCTCGAGCTCCGCGGCGCCTACATCACCGTCGACGTCTCAAACTCGGCCGGCGCGCCCGGCCCGCTGATGACCGGCGGACTGACGGTGCTCACCACGGCGCGCACCAGGCGCCTGGCCTATCCGCCGGGGGGCGCGGTTTCCGGTCGCTATGTCCATGTCAACCTGGCGCTCGCGCCCTCGGCTTCTACCGATTTCACGCTCGGCACGATCTCGATCCTGTCCGAAAGCTTCGGCCTGTCCTGCCGCCTGAAACCCTTCGGCGCGGCGCGCGACCGGCCCTATGTGGTGGCGCTCTCGCCCGGCAATGCCGAGATCTTCCGCTCTGGCCTCTATGTCGCGTCCTGCCCGATCCCACACACCGCCGCGCAACTGGCCGAGATCTCGACGACGCAGCGTTTCGATACCATGCTGCTCTGGCATCCCGACGTGCAGCCCTGGCGCCTGCTGCGTACCGGCGGCGACTCGGACTGGCAGTCCGATCCGGCTCCTTTCGAGAACATCCCGCTCGCCGACCTCGGCGGCACCTATACCAATGCCGTCGCGGAAGTCTGGAACGTCTATATCACCTGGCTGGAATTGGGCTTCGGCTTCAAGTTCGTGCTGAATATCGACGGCTCGGAAACCTCGGAAGCCGAGTTGAAGACGATCGGCAGCGCGATCGACTATGCCGGCAGCGCGGCCGATCTCAAGCGCGTCATCGAGCTGCTGCCGGCGATCGGCGCCGCCGGCATCACGGTAACGGCGGCCGACGCGCCGGTCTCCGGCACCAAGACGGTGATCTACACCGTCACATTCGACGGCAAGGTCAAGGGCCAGGGCTATTCGATCACCGGCCATCCGACCTCGCAGGCCGACGGCGCCGTCACCACCTCGCGCGTCACCAAGGGCGTGCGCGCCGGCGAGGCCATCATGTCGGCCGCGCGCGGCTATCCGCGTTGCGGCACCTTCTACCAGGACCGCCTGGTGCTCGGCGGCTTCAAGGCGCTCGGCTCGGCCTATGTGATGTCCGGCCCGGGCGAGTATTACAACCTGCAGACGCTGATCGAAGCGCCCTCGGCGCCGATCCTCGACAATCTCGATACGGACGGCTCGGAAGTCATCCTGCAATTCGTCAAGTCGAAGCAGCTCGTGGCTTTCACCGACGCCGCCAATCGCTTCCTGACCAATCGGGCGATCACGCGCAGCGAGCCGCGCAACTGGTCCTATTCCTCGAATGACGGCTGCCGCCCCGGCGTGCCGGTGATCGAGAGCGAGTCCTCGCTGATCTTCGCCAACGAGAGCGGCACCATGCTGATGGCCGCGACCTATTCGGACGTCAGCCAGGGCTATGACAGCCAGCCGATTTCCCTGCTCGCCTCGCAGCTTCTGCAGAAGGTCGACGACCTGGCCCTGCAGAAATCGCAGGAAGAGACCGACTCGCAACGGCTGTGGATCGTCAACAACAACGGCACCCTGCGCGTCGGACTGCTGATCCGCAACCAGGACGTCAATGCCTTCGTGCGCTGGTCGACGCCGGGGCTGGTGCGCTCGGCGGCCGTGGATCCCGACAGCCTGGTCTGCCTGGCCGTGCAGCGCCAGGTCGCCGGTGTGCCCTGGCTGATCTTCGAAACGCTCGAAGCCGGCCTGCTGTTCGACCAGGCCGTGACGAAGGTGCAGGCGCCCTCGACCACGGCCAGCGGCTTCGACGCACTGGAAGGCGCAACCGTCTGGGCTGATTGCGACGGCTATATCGAGGGGCCGTTCACCGTCGCCGGCGGCAGCTTCACCATGCCCTATGCCGCCACCACCATCACGGCCGGGCGCTGGACGCCGCCGGTTTTCGAGGATCTGCCGCTGTCCAAGGTGGTCAATGGCGACATGACGGTGCTCAAGCGCCCGTGCCGCGTGCACACCGTCCGCCTCGAGCTCCTCGAAACCACCTCGGTCGCCATCGGCGCCAATGGCCGCCCGGCCCGCGACGTTGCCCTGTCGCGCTTCGGCGGGCCGGTCGACCAGCCGCCGGCGCCCTATACGGGCCCGGTGATGGCTTCGGGTCTCGACGGCTGGTCGCCCGACGGCAGCGCGGTTATCACGCAGGTGCGGCCCGGCAAACTGTCCCTGCGCTCCTATGTGCGCGAAGCCAAGACTTGACGCAAAGAAAGACTTGAGGGCCGACCATGACGATGCTCATTCCCGCCGCTTTCTCGGCGCTGACCTCGGCCTTTACGGGCGGCACCGCTGCGGCGACCACGGCCGGCGCGGCCGCCACCACGGCCTCGACCTTCTCGCTCGGTTCGCTGTTCACCACCATGCTGTCAGGCGGCGCCACGGCGATCTCGGCCATGGCGGCGATGAATGCCGGCAAGCAACAGGCGGCCGCCTACAATCTCGAAGCCAGCCAGGCCATGGCCGACAATGCGCAGGAATCGGTCGAGGGCCGCGTGCGCCGCGATTCCATGCGCAAGGATCTGATCAAGCAATTGGGCGAGCAGGATGTCGCCTATGCGGCATCCGGCCTCGATCTCTCCTTCGGCTCGCCCCTGCAGGCCCGCGACGACGCCAAGGCCGACGCGGCGCGGGCGCTCTCGACCGATCTCGACAATGAGACGGTCACGCGCAACCGGCTGACGCAGCGGGCGCAGGCCCTGCGCGCCATGGCGCGCGACGCCAAGTCCGCCGGGCGCATGAAGGCCCTCGGCCTGGCCTTCGATTTCGGCACCGATGTTCTCAAGCGCGGATAATCCTTCATGGCCAATCGCTTCACGTCACCTGTTCGCGTCTCGGAATTCGATCCGAAGGCCCAGCCGGTCGGCCCGCTGGCCAGCGTGCCGCGACAGACGGAAGGGTCGCAGACGACGTCGACCGTCGCCGGCATTTCCGCCAAGCTCGCCGACAAATTCTCGCGGCTGGCCGACCAGGCCGCGCAGGTCGAGGGCCAGCGCGCCGGGCTGGCGGCCGGCGCCGATCCCAATTTCCGGCCGTCCGGCTCGATGTCGATTAGGGGTCGCGCCTTCGACGACGCGGCCGTGAACGTCTATTCGAGCAATCTCACCGCCAAGCTCGGCTCGGACATGGCCGATGCCTTCGAAGCCAATCGCGACAACCCGGCCGGCTTCGCCGCGGCGGCAGAGAAGATCCGGCAAACCTACCAGAAAGACCATGTGTTTCCGGAAGTCGCGGCCGACTTTAACCATCGCTGGTCCGGCCTGCAGCTGGCCTATCGCACCAAGGTCGGCGACAATTTCAAAGAAAAGACCAACAATGAGGCGACGGCGAACCTGGTCTCGGATCTCGACCGGAGCCAGACCTCGCGGGCCCAGATCATCGCCGCCGGCGGTGCCAATGCCGCCGAGCAGACCGATCTCAGTATTGCCGACGACACGGCTCGCATCAATGACATGGTCAAGCGCTACGGCATGAATCCCGTGGTGGCGCAGAAGCTGCTGATCGGCATCCGGCATGACAATGCCTCGGCGCTGATGGTGGCCAATGCCTCCAAGCTGAAGACGCCTGAAGAGGTCGACGCCTTCTCGGAGAAGCTGAAATCGGACTTCGGCGCCGGCAAGATCAAGGATCTCGACGGCGATGCCTATGACAAGCTGCAGGGCCAGCTCGGGCGGCTGGCCACCAGCATGCGCACGGGCCAGCACACAAAGGCGAACGATCTCGAAAAGAAGTTCGACGACGTGCTCGATCGCGCCGGCAAGGGCCAGGCGCCGACGCAGGCCGAAATGACCGGTCTCGCCCTGGAGGCCGGCACCCTCGGCGATGCCGGCATGGCCATGCTGGCCAAGGCCCAGCGCCGGCTGCTCGGCTCACAGGCCATCGCCCTGGCGCCGACCGTCGGCGCCGCGCAATCCTGGTTGCGCGATCGCGAGGCCGGCCAGCGCGCCGGCGTCGGCGGCATCATCCGCGAGGCCGCGGCGCAGCTCGGCACCACGCCGGAGGATCTCGCCACGGTGATCTCCTATGAGACCATCGGCTCCTTCAACCCGTCGAAATGGGGCGGCAAAGGCGGCAACTACATGGGCCTGATCCAGTTCGGGCCGTCCGAGCGCAAGCAATTCGGCGCCTATGAAGGCCAGTCCTTCCGCGACCAGATGGGTGCCGTGGTGCGCTATCTGAAGGCGCGCGGCTTCCAGCCCGGCATGGACATCTACGATCTCTATTCGACCATCAATGCCGGCCAGCCCGGCCGCTACAACGCTTCCGACGGCAACGGCACCGTGCGGGGCCATGTGCAGCGCATGCTGACTTCGCACCGGGCGCGTGCCCTCGCCGTGCTCGGCGGCGGCGGCGATGTCGTGACGGAGGCCGGCGTCAGCGCCGGCGGCATGACGAAAGACCAGGCCGATGACAACATCTTTTTCCAGAAGGTCATCGACGCCAGGCGCACCGCCGAGGGCTCCGATCCGCTCGGCGCGGCGGTGAATCTCGGTCTGACGCCCTCGATCGCCCCAATCGATTTCGCCTCGCCGCAATTCGCTGGCCAGATCGGCCCGCGCGTGGCGCAGGCCAAGGCGATCGGCCTGGCGCAGGGGCGATCGCCCACCTTCTTCACGCCGGACGAGTCGACGCAGATCAAGGCCATCGTCAATCGTGGCGGGCAGGAATCGATCGACTTCATGAAATCGATCGTCACCGGCGCCGGCGCCGATGCTCCGGCCGTGCTGAAGGAGGTCGGCAACGGCGCGCCCGAAATGGCCTTCGCCACCTCGGTCTCCGTCGCGGCCGGATCCGACCGCTTCGCCGCCAATGTCGCCAACGCCATCAAGGCGCGCAACGAGCCGGGAGCCGACAAGTTGCCGACCATCAAGGCCGACGATGCCAAGGCCTCGACGGATGCGGCCTTGGGCGGCGCCCTGGCGGGCCTGTCCGACACGGCGCAGCAGAACTTGCTGCATTCGGTCGACCTCTGGTATCAGAGCGAGGCGCGCACGCGGCGCGTGGATCCGTCAACCGATCCCGACAAGTCGAGGGCGCTCTATGAAGAGGGCCTGCAGGAGGCGTCGGGCCGCACCGTCGTCAACGGCGTCAGCTATGGCGGGCTGCAGAAATTCGAGGGCTCGGCCTGGCACGGCCGCGCCGGCGGCGTCGTCGTGGTCAAGCCGAACGTCCGGGCCGACAAGTTCGTCGACCTGCTCAACAGCATCGGCGACGAAGATCTGAAATCCCTTCCCGATGCCATGCGGCCGGTCGGCGCGAATGGCAAGCCCATGCCGATCGCCGACCTGATCGACCGGGCGCTGCCGGTGCTGACGGCGTCGGGCGATTACGCCTTCAGCCTGACGGATCCCGCCCTCGGCCGCTTCGCGCCGGTGCGCACGGCGAGCGGCGCGCCCTTCGTCCTGCCCTGGCGCCAGCTCGAGGGCGTGCTGCGCGAGCGCATGCCGGAGGCCTTCCGATGACCGAACTCTTCGGGATGTACGAGCCCTCCCTCTACCTCACCATGCCGGAGGGCGTCGGCGATACGGAGGCGGAACGCACCCGGCTGGAGCGCCTGAAATCCGGTGCGCAGGATCTCGGCCAGGCGGCCTCCGACGTCCTCGACGCCGACAAGCGCGCCGCGGCGGGACAGCAGTTCCGCGCGGCTTCCGATCAGCGTTGGCTGCTCGACAGCACGGCCGGCGCCGAGAACCGGCGCATTCGCGCCTATGACGCAGCCATCCAGCGCATTCGCCAGCTGACGGGCGTCAAGCTCGAAAACCCGATGTTCAACGCCTATGACGGCGACGTGCTGCGCGAGGCCATCAGCGCCGGCGTCGAGGGCGGCGATCTCGAAACCCTGCAGCAGAACACGCCGGAACTGCTGCGCCGCGGCCGGGAAGTCTTCGACCGGAAGGTCGCCGAGCTGCGCAAGCAAAGGCCGGAATGGGCCGATGCGCCGGAACTCACCTACGATATCGAGGGCGACCAGGCGCGCATTGCGCAGAACGTGGTGCAGGCCAGCGAGGCGGCGCAAAAGGATGAGAGCGGCAACGCCACCTTGAACACGCTTGCCGGTTTCGGCGGCGGCTTCGCCGGCGATGTCGGCACGCCCGAATTCTCCCTCGGCCTGCTGGCGGGCGGCCCGGCCGGCACCATCGGGCGCGGCCTGGTCACGCGCGTGATCGCCGGCGCCCTGGCGGATGGCGCCGTCAATGCCGGCGTCACGGCGATTGCCCAGCCGACCATTCAGGCCGATCGCAAGTCCCTCGGCTTGGAGAATGGCGACGATCTCGCCTGGCAGAACGTGAAGGACAGCTTCGTCTATGGCGCGATCGGCGGCGGGCTGCTGCGTGCCGGTATCGAGGTTCCCGGCTACCTGGCCGGCCGCCGCGCCAGGGCGGCACCCGGCAGCGTCAACGACGCGGCCCTGCGCGGCCATGACGTCTCGGCCGCGATCAGCGAAGCGGTGCTGCAGCCGCCTGCCGGCGTGGCTCGATCGGCGGCGCAGGGCACCTTCGCCGAAGGGCTCGATGCCGCCGTCAATCCCGGCAGTCCGCGGCCCTTCGCCGTGCGGCCGACCTTCTTCGTGACGAAGGATGCCGAGGCCGCCATTGCCGGTCGCCGCCTGCGCGGCACGCTCGACGATGCCGAATGGCTGCGTTCCGATCGCCGCCTGATCGACACCGCCCTCGCCTCGGAAGATCCCGTCATCCGCGCCACCGGCGCAATGGCCGATCTCAGCGCCTATGCCTGGCGCCGGGTGCGCGACGGCGACATCCTGCCCGACCACGGCCTTGCCATCGCCCTGACCACCGACGATGCCACCCTGCAATCGCTTCTCGCCAGCCGGCTGCGCGAGGCCGGCCCGATCTCCATGGGCGAGGCGCGCCAGATCATCACCGACGAATTGTCGGCGCGCGGCGCCGTTTCCTCGGCGCATGCCATGCTCGGCCTGGCCGGCGAGGTCGAGACGCCGTCCGCCTATGCGGAGCGCGCCCTGCAGGAGACCATGCCCGACCAGATGCGCCGGCTATCCGAGCTTGAAAACGCCGTGGCCGGCAATCAGCGCGAGCTCGGCGTGCTGCGCGCCGAAAGCCTGGACAATGAACGCTTCGGCGCCACCCGCGCCGCCTTCATCCAGGCCGGCGAGCTCGACGCCAAATATCAGCGCCTGCTCGCCTCGGCCGAGAAGGCGACGTCGGAGGTGCAGCGCGCCGGCATCATGCAGCGCGCCGATGCCGTGCAGAACGAAGTTCGCGGCCTGTTCGGCAAGCTGGATCCCGCCGTGGTCGCACGGCTGGAGGAACTGGAAGCTGCCTTGCCGTTGCGCGAGACCGCCCTGCGCGATGCCCTGTCGGCGCGCGATGGCCTGGCCGCCGAGATCGAGACGGCGCGGCAGGGCTATATTCGCGAGTTCTTCAACCGGCCATCGCTCGAGCGGGTAGCGCCGGCGCGGGCCGAGGCCTCGCCTCCCGTCTCGGCGCCTGCCAGTGTCCTGGAGCTCACCGGCGATGATTTGAGCAACCGCTACGCCATCGAGACGAATGGCCGATCGATGAGCAGGAAGGTGTACTCGGAATCCCGCCCGGATCGACTTCGGCAAATGGTCTCTGAAATTCAACAATTCCTCGCCGACGGTAAAACAGTCACGGCTTTCCATCGACGCCAGCCCACGGCAATCGCTTCCGTGGTTGATGGCAAGCTCTATGATCCGGCCGGCAAGGAAATCGCGGCCGGAAGCATCATGCGTCTGCACGATAAGGACGCCGCTCTGCGGGTCGAAGATCCGGCGCCAGCCGCTAGCGCCGCAGGCAAGCCCGCTGAAGCCTCTCCCGCCTCCGCCGCTCCGGCGGAGTCAAAAACCGCGGAAAGCCCGCCAGCGACCGCCGCAGAGTCCGCGCGGGCCACTCCAGCGCGCAAGCTTACCGTCAAGGATCATGTGCCCATGGTCGGCGATGACGGGGCCGTGGTGATGGCGACCCCGGAAATGCTCGCCACCGCCGGCGAGCGCAACCGTCATCTTTCCGGCCTGGTGCAGGCCTGCAGACTGTAGGAGATCCCGATGGCGCTTCGTGACTGCCTCGCCTCGGCCGCCGCGCAGGGCGAGATCACGCGCGAGGAAGCCGACCGGCTGGCCTCGATGTATGAGGAACATGTGCAGGCGGCGCGCGGCACCGACGATCCGCGCGGCGCCGAGGCCGTGGCGCAGGCCAGCCTCGCCAAGCAATTGAGCGACGATGCCCTGCGCAAGGAAAGGCTGGCGAACCTGCAGGCCAATGCCACCCGCCGCGTGCTGGCGCAGGCCGAGGCCTATGCCGGCCCGGTCAAGGGCAAGGCCGACATCATCGAAGGCTTTCTCGGCACGATCGAGAACCGCAATGCCGGCCTCTATGGCGGATCCTCGGTGATCGGCCGGCGCGACGCGTTGATCGGCAGCTATCACGGCCAGATGGAAAACATGCTGACGGAAACCCGGCGCAAGCTCGGTTCCGGTTTCCGCCGCGGCTCGACCGATCTGCGCGACATGGTGCGCGAAGCCTATGGCCAGGCGACCGGCAACGCGCAGGCCAAGGCCTGGTACGATGCTTTCGCGAGGACGGCCGAGCAGGCGCGCCAGGACTTCAACGCCGCCGGCGGCGATATCGGCCAGCTGAAGGACTGGCGCCTGCCGCAGGGCCATGACGCCGTCGCCATCCAGCGCGCCGGGCGCGAGACCTGGAAGCAGTATATCGGCGAGCAGCTCGACGTCTCGAAGATGCGCGACCCGCTGTCCGGCGGCCCGCTCTCGCCGGAACGGCTGAACGAAGCGCTCGACGCCATCTATGAGCGTGTCGTCACCAATGGCGCCGTCGACCTGGAGCCGTCCGGCCAGGCGCGCGGCCGGGGCGCCCTCGCCAACCAGCGCCAGGAAGAGCGCTTCCTGCACTTCAAGGATGCCCAAGCCTGGCTCGCCTATAATGACCGCTTCGGCGGCGGCGACATTCATCGCACCCTGACGGAGCATTTCCACGGCATGGCCAAGGATACCGCCGCCATGGAAGTGCTCGGCCCCAATCCGAATGCCACGATCGAGTGGATGAAACAGGTGGTCGACCATGAGGCGGCCGAGGCGGCCCTCGGCCGGCAAAGCCGCTATACAGGCAAGGATCCCGCCGGCAAGCTGAAGAAAGGCGCGACCGGCACGAACCGGATCGATCGCCTGTGGACCGTGGTCAACGGTTCGGTCGGCACCGGCTCGATGGCGCTGGCCGATACCATGGGCGCCGTGCGCAACACGCTGATGGCGGCGCAGCTCGCCGGCGCGGCCGCGACCTCCTTCGTCTCGGATCCCTTCCAGCAGATGCTGGCCGGCAGCTTCGCCGGGATCCCGCGCCTGCGCATGATCGGCAGCACGGTGAAAACCCTGCTGTCGGGACAGACAAGGCGCGAGATCGACCGGGCCGGCATCGTGATGGCCGACGCGGCCGAGCACCTCAATGGCGAGATCCGCCGCGCCACCCTGACGGCGACGGCGCATGAAGCCTCGAAATGGCTGCCCGATCGTACTTTCGCCTGGACAGGTCTCACGCCCTGGACGCGGACGTTGCGCCGGGCAAACGGCCTGTCCTTCATGTTCGAAGCCGGCGATCGCGCCAGCCTGTCGCTGGCCCAGATGGCGGCGAGCCGGAACAAGGGGGCCCAGCGTTTCGGCCGCTGGCTCGAAGGCTTCGGCATCGACGAAGACACCTGGTCGATCATCCGCGGCGCCGAGGGCGCCGACCATGGCAGCGCCGGCCGCATGATCCGCCCGGCCGACGTGATGGCCCGCGATCGCGAGGCAGGCCTGCGCTATTCGGAGGCGCTGCATGCCTTTATCGAGGAAGCCACGCCGGAAGGCACCAGCCGGGCGCGCGTGATGGTCGGCCGCGATACCAAGGCCGGCACCCTCGCCGGCGAGACGGTGCGCTCGACGACGTCATATCTGACCTATCCCACCTCGACGATGCTGTCGCTCACCCGCATGATCGCGCATGAGGCACAGGGCGGCGGCTTCGGCGGCGTGGCGCGCGGCACGGCCTTTGCCACGGGCGCCGTGATCTCCCTCACCCTCGCCGGCGCCATGGCCGAGCAGGTCTATCACCTGCGCAATGGCAAGGATCCGCGCAACATGGCCGACCATGAATTCTGGATCAAGGCGTTCGCCCGCGGCGGTGCCCTCGGCTACTACGGCGACTATGTGCTCGGCGACTACAAGCGCGGTTCGGGCGAGGCGGCTTCGCGCTTCGCCGGCCCGGTCGCAGGCGCCGTCGGCGACCTCCTCGCCCTCGCCAACGTCAACGCCCTGACGGCGGACGAAGACGCCAATCGCGGGCGCCAGGCTGCGAAGATCGCCCGGCAATACACGCCCTTCGCCCGCATGTGGTGGCTCAAGCCCGTGGCCGATCGCGTGCTGTTCGACCAGCTGCAGCTGCTCGCCGATCCGCGCGCGCATTCGGCATGGGATCGCGAGTCGCGGCGCATCTTCAAGGAAACCGGCCAGCGGGAATGGTGGAATCGCAGCCAGGCCGAGCCCAGCCGTGCGCCCAACTTCTCGCATCTGTTCGGCGACTAGACCCGCTTAACGCCCTGCCCGTGCCGGCATTCTGCTGGCATGAGCGCAAATCTCCCCATCGTCCGCGACAATCGCCGCCGCGACTTAGATGCCGCTGTCGGTCAGACTGTCTTCACCCTGCCCGTCCCGGTGTTCGATCTCGCCGACGTGGTGGTCTACTCACGCCTGGTCGCGACGGAGGGCGTCTATACCCGCCTCCTGACGGGCTTCACCCTGGCATTCGTGCCGGGGGGCAGCGGTTCGGTGCAAGTGACCTTCACCACGGCGCCGCGCACGTCAGAGTCGGCGCCGGCGACATCGATCCGCGTCGAGGCCAGGCGCGTGCAGGAACGTGTCACCAACGCCACGCGCAACGGGGTGGTGCAGTCATCGTCGCTCGAGGCGGATCTCGACCGGATCTCGACCGTGGTGCAGGAGTTGCGGCGCGACATCGACGATGCGATCGATGCGATTCCCCAGCGCATCCCCGGCGTGGCGGTTGACTACAAGGGGCTTGAGATCTGGGGCGTTCTGCCGGGCACCAGGCCCGACAGTGTCGCGACCGTCAGCCAGATCGGCAGCGCCCTGCGCCTGGCAACCGAGGCCGAGGCGGCGGCCGGCCTGATCGAGAATGCCGTGCTCAATCCCAAGACGCTTTTCGCCGCGCTCCGCGCCTTGGGCCTGATCGGCACCACGGGCACGTTCGCCACCTTCCGGCAGATCGGCGCGGCCTTGGCCGACATCGCCAACCCGTCCGGCGCCAATGTCACGCCAATCATCCGGGATGCCATCGATCCACTCGGAGCAGACGCGGCCTCGCAGCAGTGGAATGCCGGTGCGCCCGTCAGCCCGGCCGACGATCTCTATGTGCTGATCCAGACGACGCTTGGCTGGTCTTCCGCGCAGATGACCACCTTCATGACCCTCGCCCGGAGCAAGCCCGCATGATCCGCTCTCTCGTTTTCGTGATTGCCCTCCTGGCAGCGACTGCGGTCGCGCAGGCTAAGGGCACGCCGACCCTCCAAATCGACAATACCGGTACCACCCGCTGCCTTACCGTTTGGGATCTGACGTCGCCGAACGTCGATAAAGGCATTCAGATCGGTTGCGTCGATACGCGCATCGGCTCCTGGGATCTGCCGGTCGCTTCGCGGAACCTGTCTCAAATCACCGAGCGCGAGCTGCGGGCCTTCGGCTATCGCGGCGACAACGTCTCTCGCACGCTGGCGTCGGCGCCGACTATCAACGGGCGTCCGACGACAGGTTGGACGCTGGCGCAGTGGCAAGCCATCTTGCCGGCCGCGACCGCCCTCACAGATGAGCTCGATTGGGTGGTGCTGCAGTCATTCATCAAGGCGGCCGGCTCCAATCCCATTTCGATCAACCTTGGACCCGGCAAGCCCACCGTCAACAAGACGCTGTCGGCGTGCGGGCCCAATGTCCGCATCAATGGCTCGGGAGCGCAGTCTACCGTCTTCAACGTCAACGCCGACGTGGATCTGATCAACTATTGCCAGGGCGGCTCCGATCCGCTTGTCTCGGCGCGTGTTGAGCTGGAAAACTTCGGAGCGGTCAAGACGGCCAACACCAGCGCCAACTATGCCCTTCAAGCGCGGTTCCGCCCTCAGACAAACCTGCTTGCCAAGAACCTGAATTTTCAGGGCTTCAATAATTGCATTCGCACCGAGAATGGCGCGGGCATGGTTATTGATACCGTGTTTTGCTACACGCAGCGCGCCGGCGGCTCTACGGGCCTCGGTACCGGCTTGGAGATCCAGGGCGGCCCGCACACCGATGCCGGTACCGGCCAGGCGGTCGGCGGCACCTTCATCAACCACATCAGCAACAATCTGATGCAGGGGTATGAACTCGGCTATCGGTTCTATGCTCTTGGCGCCGGCCTTGAGGATCAGCGCGTCACCAACTCGGCGGCCGGCGGTGTTCGCCGAGGCCTGCAGATCACTGGCGCGATGACCGGCAGTGCCGGCAATTACTCGCCGTTCGAGATCAGCATCGATAACTTTTCCTGCGATGCGACGACAACTTGCCTCGACATCGACCGCGGCTGGCATACGACTATCCGGGGCGGCGATTTCTTGCTGGCTCCGGCCATCGCATCGACGACTTGGAATGGCACCGGGGCGGACTTCATTCGCATCTGTCGCGCCGACACGGTGACGCTGCGGGATGCGTTCATTTCGAACAACGCTCAAGCCATCGCCATCGGCGACTTCATCCATGTTCGTTCGGACAATTCGTGCGGCCTGACCGGCCCGATCAACCCGTTGGTTGTCCAGATCACCGGCAACACGATCGAGGCTGCCAACCTGGCCTTTACGTCGAGCGTGTTCAAGGCTGACGCCGGATCTGTCGGCATCCTGTTCAAGGATAATGTCTTCACATCGTCCTTCGTGCCGATCGAGCCGCCGGCGAACTATATCGTCTGGAACAACACCGACAACAACTCGGCGCTTTTCAGGAATGTTAATCTTGGCTTCACGGCTCAGAGCAACCCGGCTGCCTTCGCGATCAGCACCAACTCGAACTTCAATGCGGCGTCGCTGAGCCTGCCTCCTGGCAAGTGGCTCTGCCAGGGCAACATCCAGTACCTGCCGGCTGGTGGCACAACCCTGGCCGTCGTCCAGGGCGCCTTGAACACCACCTCGGCGACCATTCCGGCCAATGGCGTTCAAGGTGGCTTCCAAGAAGTCACCAACCAGTCGGCAGGACAGGGCGGCATCTTCAACACGGGCAGCTATGCCTTCGACCTGACGGCCTCCAGCACGATCTACCTGGTGGGGGTCGCGCAGTTTTCCGGCGGCACGTCGAACGCGAATGGCAACCTGCAATGTGTCCGCATCAGGTGACGCCGTGCATATATGACCATTTCAGGTGAAACTCGCCGTCATCCCCTCTGACAAACACGTCGGCGTCCCTATGCTGGGCCGCCGACTGCGCCTCGGCGGCGCTGACGGCGAATTTGAAGGCCTCATCCCTGGTCGGGTAGACCTTCGATCGCATCCCGTTCCGCTCGATTTGGACATCGAATCCGAAACCGGTCGGATCGCGGTCGACGTAATAGCTTCTGCGAATGGCCATCTCTCAACCTCCCCAAGGCAGTTTGTTGCCCTTCACGAAGTTGCTGCCCTCCCGATTGTCGCCCTTCTGGATGAAAATCAGGTTGTGGTAGAAATGCATGCCGAACACGTTCAGATCCGTATAGGTCGGGCTGTAGGCGGGGGCGTGCATCTCTTCCCAATTGAGCCCGTCGATCAGGGATTTGAAGAACTCCATGGTAGTGATCTGGCGTGTGGCGGGAGCCAAAGGGCTGCCGAAGATCGGCCAGTAGGATGTCTGGACGTCCTCGACCACATACCAACCGTTGGGCGCCACGAACTGGAACAGCATCCAGAACGTGGGGATGACGTGTTCGGGCCGGTGCGATCCATCGTCGATGATGATGTCGAACTGGTTGCCCTCAGCCTCGTCTATGATCTGGGCGATGGCGCGGGGATCTCCTTGGGAGCCATGATAGGTCTTGATCCGGTCACTGGCGACGCCCGGCTTGGGGTGGTAGTCCAGCCCCACGATCTGGCCCTTTGGGAAGTACTCGCGCCACATTCTCAGTGAGTGGCCGCCTGCATTCGGATCGCCATAGCCGCCGATGCCGATTTCAAGCAGACGAACAGGATCGTCACGCAGTGCTGAGAAATGACGATGATAGTGCTGCGTATATCGGTGTTCGGTAGCCTTGTCGGTCCCATGCTGTTTCGCCAGCTTTGTTAGATCATCGTCCATATTCAAAGACTTCCCCCGCCCATGGATGCCTGTTCAGCAAAGTAATCTTGCTGATAGGCGCACCAAAAGTAGCCAGAAGTCGCAGGACAGCAACCCCCAACCGCACGGCGGCGCGCTAATCGCCCTGTCGTGAGCCTCACACTCGCGGTGAACAAGTGAGGCCTTCCATGGACGTTCTCTCGATTCAAACCCGCCTGAAGACGCTGGGCTACGATCCCGGACCGCTCGACAATGATTTCGGGCCGCGCACCCGCGCCGCCGTCATCGCCTTCCAGAAAGCCCGCAAGCTGGAGCCAGACGGCATCGTCGGCCGGCTGACGGCCGCCGCCCTGTGGGCCGGCGTCAAGACAAAGGAGCCGGCCTGGCTGGTCGAGGCCCGCAAGGATCTCGGCCTGCGCGAGGCACCGGGCCCGAAGGACAATCCCGACGTGGTGCGGATGTTCGCCGAGGCGGGCCATCCCGAAGTCAAGCACGATGCCGTCGCCTGGTGCGCGGCCGCCGTCGGCGCTTGGCTAGCCCGCGCCGGCATCAAGGGCACCGGCAGCTTGTGGGCGCTCGACTATGCCAAATGGGGGCAGGCCCTGCCCGGCCCTCGGCTCGGCGCCATCGCCGTGAAGCGCCGGCGCGGCGGCGGTCACGTCACCCTGGTGGTCGGCGGCGCGGGCGATCGCGTCTTCTGTCTCGGCGGCAACCAGGACGATGCCGTGACGATCGCCTCCTATCCGGCCGCGGCTTTCGCTTATCGCTGGCCCAGCGATGTGAAGATCCCAGAACCGCCGGCGCGGCTGCCCACCACCATCACGGGCGCTCGCGCCGGCGTCTCTGAAGCCTGAAAGGATCTCCATGTTCACTTCCTTTGACAAGGCGATCGCTGCTTTCATTACGTCGTTGGTCAGCATCCTGGTGCTGCTGGGAATTTATGTCCCCGCCTTCTTGCAGGATCCTGCAACCATCGGCTCGATTGCAGCTATCGTTTCCGGAATTATCGGCGGCATCACCTATGGCATGCCCAACAAGTCGCCGGAGAAAACCTCCGGCGTCGGCACCAGCCAGTCGGCGCAGGGCCCGCCCAAGTGACTGCCTGGCTCACCATCGCGGCGCTCGCGCTCCGCGTCTTCGGCGCCCTGGTCGACCAGGCCAGGGCGTCGCGTCAATCCGACGAATCGAAGTCCGCCGCTCTTGCACGGGTTCTCAACGATGCTCTCGCTACGATCGAAAAGGCCAAGGCCGCCCGCGCTGATGCTGCTGCTCGCGACGCCGCTCCTGGCGGGCTGCAGCAGCCTGACGGCTTCCGGCGGGATTGACGACGCGGCCGTGCATCGCACGGCAATCCTGGCCGCCTGCGGATCCTTCGAGCCGATCCGCTACAGCGGCCGTGATACGGAAGAGACCCAGCGCCAGGCGCGCGCCCACAACGCCGCCGGCGTCGCAATCTGCGGATGGAAGCCCTGATCATGGAGGAAAACCCCATGCAGAAGCCTACCTGGTGGTCGAATAATCTTTCCCTCGGCAATGTCATCACGATCGTGATGCTGGTCTTCGGCATGGGCGTCGGCTGGCAGAAGCTCGAAGCCAACGACCTGGCGGCCGAGACCTGGCGCAAGGATCGCGACAAAGCGATCGACGAATTGAGGGTGAAGGTCGCCCCGATCGAGGGCCTGATCTACCGCCTGGGGCAACAGGAAGCGAATGTCGCGCAGATCAATGCCCGTGTCGATCGGGCCGTCGACTCGATCTCAGACCAGCTGAAGGAACTGCGCAAGGACGTCGGCCAGGTCGGCACCGCGGTTGCCGTTCTCACCCGCTCGATCGAGACGCAGGGGCGTCGCGACGACGCCTTGCCGTCGACCGGACGGCCCCGCTGA